AGGAAGCTCTTCGGCGACGCCCGGTATGACTACATCAACAACATCGGGAACTTCCGCGCGCAGTCCGACGTGCAGCAGGCGCAGGGACGCGGGCAGGACTATGGGAAATACGCCTTCATGACCGATGATGAGATCGGCGTATACAACTACCTCTACGCCACGCAGGGCAAGAAGGCGGCAAATGCCTATCTGAGCGATCTTGAGCCGGAGCTGGATAAGCAGTGGTACACCGGCACAAACCGGGCGACGACGGAGGCGCTCGGAAAGAACGCGGCGACGCGGACGCTGGCAAGCGCCATGACCGTTGCGGCGCAGCCTACCCGGACGATCACGAGCATGATCGCCATGGCGGATGATGCGGTGCGCACGGCGAAGGGGCAGGAGATCAACCCCTATTCCAAGTGGCGGCAGGCGAGCAATATCACGCAGGAGCTCCGCGCCGACACATCGCAGCATATCGAGGAAGCAAATCCGGGGATGGGCGGCAAGGTCGGGAGCTTCGTATACAACACGGCGATGAGCGCCGCGGACAGCGCGATGAACGCGCTTGTCGCCAAGGGAATCGGCGAGGCCGTGGGGCTTACCGGCGACACGCTGATGAAGGCGACGAACATTCTCGGCTCGGCGCTGATGAGCTCGGAGGTGGCTTCCCTGTCCATCGCCGAGAGCAAGGAAAAGGGATACTCCAACGCCGGAGCGCTCGCGCTCGGTCTGACGCGCGGCGCGATCGAGTACGCCTCAGAAGCGGTCGGCGGCGAATGGGTCATCCGAAAGATCAAGGCAAATCCGCTGAGCTTTGTGAAGAGCATGGCGCTCACGATGATCCCTGAGGGCATGGAGGAGGTCATGTCGGACGCGGCGAACGGCGTGGTAAACCTTGCGATCGACGCGGCGTTCGGCACGGAAGAGAGCGGGATCCCGAAGATGCTCGAATACTACCGGACCAGCGGCACGGATTGGCAGAAGAAGCACGCGGAGCTTGCGACCGTGCTTGCCGTTCTCGGACAGGAGGGGCTTTCGTTCCTCGGCGGCGCGCTGGCAACACTGGGGTCGAGCGGCGTGCAGTACAGCACGAACCGCGCGAACATCAACCAGACAGCCGAGCGGCTGGACACCACGCCGAAGAACGTTGTGCAGATGATGCAGGACGCGCAGACGGAAAACCCCGGCGTTTTATACGCACTGGCCGAGCTGACCGACGCGGAGAACGCCGACGATCTCCGGCAGAAGATCGGCACGAAGGAAGATATGAAGCGCGCGGCGGAGTATCTGACGCAGCAGATGGAGGCAGGCGGGCGCTCCGGCACGCAGGAAGGTGTTTATACTGCCGGGGGGCAAAACGCGCCTGTAGGCGCGCAGAGGGCGCAGAACGAAGGAAACAGCACGACGCCCGCGGCGGCGATCAACATTCAGGAGGGAATGAACAATGGACAGAGTACTTATCAGGGACGAGAAAACGGGTCTTATGATCTCCGTACCGGCGGACAAGCTGCCGCAGAAGGAGGAACGCAAGCTCTCGCCGGAGGCCGAGCGGAAATTCCGGGAGGCGTGGGAGCGGACGCGCAGGCGGATCTACGGAAAGTAACCCCGGCGCAGCTCGGCATCCGAAACGGCGGCACGGAGGCCGTGACCGTCGTGGACGCGCAGAAGATCGGCGGGGACGCGGCGAACAATATCGAGCCGGTCGCGGTGCGCGGAGCCATTCAGGTGAACAACGGCTATGCGAACGCCTATACCGAGAGCGGGAAGGTGTTCTTCCGCGTGGACGCCGTGGACAGCCGCGGAAACGCCATCAGCCCGGAGGCGCTGGTGCGGCACGAGCTGTTCCACAACTACATCTCCGAGGAGGTTTTGCAGGCGTCGGATGAGGTGATCCGCGAGAGCATGACCGCCGAGGAATACGACGCGATGTATGAGAGCTACCGCGACGCCTACGCGAGCATCTACGATTTTGAGAACATGAGCGAGGACGAGATCGAGCGGCTGCTCACCGAGGAGATCGCGGCGGACGCTTACGCGGGGCTGAACTGGTTCTCCGGCGACGCGCCGGTGCAGGAGGCCGTGCGCGCCGAGACAGAAAGAAACGCCCCGGCCCGGAGGGCAGAGGCGCAGCAGGAGACGACGGGACCGCCGGAAGGCAGAGGCACGATCGTCGTTCTGCCGGACGGGAAGAAGTACGTACAGGCTGACCGGCAGGTGATTTTCGGGAATGATCCTAACAGCTGGGCGGATCAAATTGAGGGCTACATCAACCGAAAAATCCGCAACGGCGAGGATGTGATCCTCACGACGGATTCCGGGGACGTGCTGAAGATCACGAAGGACACTGCCGGGAAGGCGAGCTTCCGGAACTATGTTCCCGGCGAAAACGGGACAATGCGAAGAATGTCGGACACGGAATATGAGGCGAAGCTGAACGCTGAAGCGCATATTGACGAGCTGGCACAAATTTCTGAAAAGAATAACCAAAAACCGGCAGCGGACGAAATTGGAACAAATGGACAGCGGATCCACGGAAGCCTTGCAAAGAACGGTTGGTTTTATCGCACGGCTTGGTTTTCGGACTTCGATGGTCAGTACTACCGGGTAACGATTTCTACTGCGGACGGAGATAACGGGGTCGTTGTGTACAACGTGGGGAAAATAGAGAAGAGAACCTCTCCCACCAAAATACGCGGCTCTTCCGATTCCGTTGCCGAAACCGGCGCTCGACAGGAGAAATTCTCTTCTACGGTTACTATACGCCAGACGGAGGGGAATAGTCAAGAAAAATCTTCCGGCAAAGCGAGTGTGGCGGGCATCGGCGCCAGAACCGCCGACAGCGCCGCCCTGCGCCGCGCAGAGGCACTGGAAAAGAGCGGGACGGACAATGAGACCATCCGGCAGGAAACGGGCTGGTATCGCGGCATGGACGGCCAGTGGCGGTTTGAGATCGACGATTCCGGCGCGGCATTCAGCCGGAGCGGCGAGGCGCAGTACAGCGCCGACAATGCGGACTACGCGCGCTATACGCAGCTGATGAACCGGATGCTCACGGGAGAACTCACCGAGGCGGAGCACGCCGAGCTGCTGGGGCTGAACAAGAAGAACGGCAGCACGAAAAAGGAGCTGGCGCGCCGCATTGACGAAGGGAACGCGACGCTGCGGGACATCATGCAGCACAACGCTCTTTTTGAGGCGTACCCCGAGATCGCGGAAACCAAGGTGAAATTTGCCGATATGCCGAGCGGGACGGCGGGCAGCTACAACCGCGAGACGAACACGATCACGCTCGACACAAAGCTCAAATACGACGCGAACGAGGCGCTCGACGCACTCATGCACGAGGTGCAGCACCGGGTGCAGGCAGCGGAGGGCTTTGCGAGCGGGACGAACCCCGGCTACTGGAACCGCGGGGAAAACTACGACAGAGCAGCGGAAAAGTACCGCGACAACCGCGTGAGGCTTCTCAACGGATTGAGTACCGAGGATCTGGCGCTTTACGACGAGTACCGCAGCGCAGAGCGCGAGATGGGAGCGATGCTCGACGGATCCATGCTCTACGACGAAAGCCGCATGGATGCGCTGGAGAAGCGCTCGGACGAACTGTACAGGGAGCTTTACGGCAAGGGGTGGTTCGGAAAGCTGAACCGGTACGACCGCATTCTCGGCGACGCGGGCGAGGCCGTGAAAGAGTTCTACCGGAACACCGCCGGGGAGATCGAGGCGAGAGACACAACCTCTCGCCGCCGGATGAGCGCCGAAGAGCGAAAAAATACGCCGCCCGAGCTGGGCGACGCGGATACCGTGTTTGCGGATGGCAGTATCTCGGCATTGAGCGAGGAAAGAAAGATCACGCCGGAGACAAGCGAGGAAGCACGGTACGAAATCCTAAAAGACCGGACGATCCGCCCGGCGAGCGTTGAGTATGACAAACTCGGAGATACGGAGACAGCGGCGATCTACGATGGTCTCAGCGCTGCGCAAATGACGCAGGCGAAAAAGGCCATCCGAGCTATTGCGAAGAAGCTGGGACTGAATCAGGTCGATCTTAAAAACAGCAGGATCGAATTTCCGTTCCGATTCTCCAACGCGAATGCAGGCGTAAGTGCGCAGCATCAGAGCGAGTACGGCGGAAGCTATCAGGACCTTGCAAAGGCTCTTACCTGCCTCCCGACCATTGTGGAAAACGCGGAACTTATCGAGACGCACACGGAGAAGAAGAGAGGAACAAAAAAAGAAAACCCCGATCTGAAACAGGTATATGTGCTGCTCGGCGCCATGAAAGACGGAGAGAGCATAATCCCGATTCAAATGGAGGTCAAGGAGTTTAAAAACGCGAACGGCGGACTTTATATGACGGTTGCGATGACGAAAATAAAGGAATCCGACGTCGTAAAAAAGCTCCAAGCCGGCGAAAGCGCCGCGGCCACTTCTCTGCTATCGGATTCCAGTATCAGCATACAGGATATCTTACGGAATGTCAAGGCAGAAGACGGACGATTTCTGAAGTATGCACCGGACGCCTTTCTGAACGATGAGCAGAAAGTGGCAAAACGGAGAGCGATTCAACGTCAAACGGAGGAGTACGCTTCGTACAAGGTTGACGGAAACGGCAAAGCGAGTGTGGAGGTGCCCGGGATCAACAACCGCACAGCCACGGAGCTCCGGCGCGAGTATGAGCGACGGATGCAAGAGTACCAGAAAGCGACGCAGCGGGACGACCAGAACTTCCCGTATATCGACGAGATGAAGTGGATGCAGGCGGCGGAGAGACGGCTCGCGGAGCTGGGCGACGGGAAGCACAGACACAGGACGGTAGGAAGCACGAAGCGCGACATTATGCAGCTGTTCAGCACGGACCGGGCGAACCGCACGGACGTGGAGCGAGTGCTCAACCGGAACATCGGAGAGATGATGGCGCAGGGCGAGATCCGAGGCGACGCGCTGGACACGCTTGTAAACGAGCTGCTGCAGACCGGAAGCGTTGTGTCCTCCTCGAAAAACAGCCCGTGGATCGATGAGACCTACGAGAGCATCCGGAGCGATCTGAAGGGCGGCAAGCTCTATGTATCGAAGGATATGTGGCGCGATTTCAGCAAAGACGAGGCGCGGGAGCTGCGCGAGCGGGCAAGGGCGGCAGGGATCACGCTTTCCGATAACCGGAGATACACGCCGCCGGATGTTCGGAATATAGAGCTTGCCGAGAAATACGGCGAGGCGCTTTTTCCGACGGATATTTCCGCGCCGGATATGCTGCGAAACATCATCTACTGCGCCGAGCAGGGAGCGAACGAGAAGCAGACGCTCGCGGATCGGCTGTGGGACGAGGCGAAGCAGGAGGGACTCGGCGAGGCAAGAGAACACGCCTACGAGAGAATGGTGAACGATCTGCGGGATAAAACGGAGGTCATACTGCGCGAATTTGCCGAGGACAATCATCTGAAACTGAAGGAGCAGACAAAGGCCGAAGCAAAGCCTGTATCCTACTTCGACCTGAAGAAAGCGCCGGCCAAGGAGTTTGACCGCAAAAAAGGCGACTACAACATCATCGGCGAGATCGGCTCCTACACAAAGGAGATCGCGGAGCTGGAAAACGCGCTCGAAACGGAAAACCGGTATGTGATCTCCGAAGGCGAGGCGAGATACGAGGCACGCATCGAAGAGGAAAACGGCGTGCTGTATGCCTCTGTCTGGAAGAACGGCGAGCGCCTCGCCGGCGCGTCGAGCCGGAAGCGGAAAAACCTCCCGAACTGGGCGGCGATGGAGATCCGAAAGGACATCGGCGCACGGATCATGTTCCATCCGGGCCTTGAAAACCGGGGCGAGAGCTACAACGCCGATATCAAGGCCGCCGAGGAAGCCGGGTATCCGGTGTTCGAGAAGAAAAACGGCGAGAAGGTACAGACCGTGCCGTTCTGGACGTGGCTGAAAAGCAAGGAGTACGGAAACTACGGACTGGTCATCGACAAGACCAATGCGCAGGACGCGGACGGGAATCCCATTGTATTCGCGTACTACTTCAACAAGAAAAAAGGCACCGGAAAGGTCGTGATGGAGAGCAGGGAAACGGCTTACGTCGTGGACGGCAAATATTCAGACCCGGATGCTGCGGAAAAAAGAGCCGCCCGGATGAAGGACGAAGAGTCCGAGGCGATGCGTGCCGAGGAGCGCGAGGCGCTGTGGAGAGAGACGCAGAAGGGCTCGCCGTTTGAAGCGCAGCCGAACGCCACGACGGACACCAGAGAGCGGGCCACGAAAGCGACGTCGGCGGGCGTGCAGCGGCTCTTCCAGCAGCTCATCTCCAAGGGAAAAACCGAGGTATCCACACAGGGCGAGAGCGGGATCCGGACGTACACCGCGAAGATGAACACGAACGGCGTGGAGTACTGGGTCGATATCTCCGACGGCCGACAGGACGTGCAGCGGTTCCGGGAATTTGAAAAGGAAAAGGCTGCGCAGCTCGCCGCGGAGTGGATGGACAAGGAGGCCAACCGCGCGTACACCGCCGCGAACGAGAAGCGAGCCGAGGCGAGACGGGCGGAGCTGAGCGCGGAGGAGAACGCGAAGATCGCCGAGTTGTTCGGAAATACCGAAGAACTCAAGACGGCGGAAACGCCGGAGGACGCGCCGAGCCCCGGCGAAACGGCGGAGAGCCGCGTCACGGACGAGATCGTAAAGGCGGAAAAGAGCTTCCGCGAAAATCTTGCAGACGTCACGCACGGAGCAATGCGCATGTTCGTAAACGCCGGGGAGACGGTGCGCCGGATCTCCAAGCAGACGAAGAACAAGAGCCTGGAGGGGTACTACTTCAACGCCGGGGCGTACTCCCAGCGGGCGGGAAACTGGATCGCCAAGGGCGGCGCGCGCACCGACATCAGCGGGCACAAGACCGGCGAAAGCCTTATGGACATTCTCGGGGATATCATGAAAACCCCGGAAAAGTACAAGGACTTTCAGCTGATGCTCCTGCACCGGAACAACGTGGACCGCATGCGGTACGACAGCACGGAAGAGGTCCAGAATCTCACGAAGTGCGTGACGACGATCGAAGATCTCTACCCGAAGCTGCGCGGGCTGGACAACGACTATCTCTACCAAACCGCCGTTCCGGGAGACAAGCGGGATATGCTTTCGAGAGAATGGAAAGAGACGGTGCTCGATGAGCTTCTCAACGGCGAGATGCCGGAGATCGCGGACATATCCGAGGCGGCGCAGATGCTCATCTTCACGCGGCAGAAAATCAGCGAGGCGAAAAAGAACGGGCTGAAACCGGTGTTCGGATACGAGGTCACGGCCTACGACAGCCAGCTGGAAGCCGAACGGCTGCTGAAAGCCAACCCGGAGTTTGACGCTCTCGCAAAGAGGGTGTATGCCTATTTCGACGATCTTCTGCAGTACCGCATCGACGCCGGACTCGACACACAGAAGCATGTGGACGCGATGAAGAAGCGGTACCCGAACTATGTGCCGACGATGCGCGTGGAGGGCACCGAGGGAAAGACGGCGCGGCGGGCGCGGAGAAACGGCGGCATCGTCGTATCGAACGCCATCGGACGCGCCGTGGGCGGCGACGCCGTCATCATGCCGCTGCACACGGCGATGAGCCGAAAGACGGTGGCGGTGATGAAAAACGCCGGTCTCAACCAATTCGGTGAGCAGCTTGTGCAGTCGTGGAACCAGGACAAAAGCATTCCGGGCGTGAACAAGGTGGAGATGGTGGACTATTCCTCGACCGATCAGTATGTGGACAGCGAGGAGCTGTATGTGCCTGTCACAAACAATGTGTTTTCCGTTCTGCGCGGGAATGACCGGTACAACATCACGATGGACGAGGGGCTGGCACAGGCGCTGAATGCATTTCAGCCGGACAAATACGCCAATTCCGACGTTGCGAAGCTGCTGAAGAAGGGTAACGACCTGTTCAAGGCGCTTTGTACCGGATATAACCCGATCTTCATGGTGCGAAACCTTGTGCGAGACGCGCAGGACGCGGCGTTCTACTCTACGGACTCGGCAACATGGGCGAAAATGTTCCCGTCGGCGTGGAAGCAGATCGTGACAAACGGCGAGATCTGGCAGCAGTACAAGGCGCTGGGCGGCTCCTACGCCTCCATGCTGGACTATACGACCGGCATGGTGAAGGAGCCGAAGAGCGCCGCCGGAAAGCTCGCGGCAAAATATGAATCGCTGGGGCAGGCTATTGAAGCGGCTCCCCGCCTTGCGGAGTTTATGACCATCCTTGCCAACAAGGGCGGGAGCAAGACGGCGGACGGGGTGAAAACCGGGAAGTTCACGCAGAGCGACCTCATGGAGGCAATGCTCGGCGCGGCGGATATCACGACGAACTTTGCCCGCGGCGGCACGGTGACGAAGATGCTGAACAAGTACCTCGTTCCGTTTCTCAATCCGTCCGTGCAGGGCGCGGACAAGTTTGTTCGGAACATCACCGACCGGAAGGGCTTCAAGGCGTGGGCGTCTCTTGCGATCAAGGCGGCGGCGCTCGGCATTCTGCCGGAGCTGCTCAACGGGCTGCTGTACCGCGACGATGACGAGTGGGACGACATCCCCGACCAGACGAAATCGAACTACTACCTTTTCAAGCTCGGCGACGGCTACTGGATGAAAATCCCGAGGGGCCGAGCGCTGGCGGTGTTCTCGGCCGGAGCGACGTATGCGCAGGAAAAGGCGAAGGGGAACGACCCGAAGTTCTCCGACGTGATCGAGGTCGTGAAGAGCAACGTCGCGCCGACGGACATTTTCAACCAGAACATCGCCACCGCGTGGACGCAGACAAAGCTTTTCAATCCCGACAACCCCGGCACGACGTGGTACGGCGGAAACATCGAGAGCGACCGCCTGCAAAACTACCGGCCGGGCGAGCGGTACGACGAGAAAACGGACGAGCTCTCCAAATGGATCGGAAAAACGTTCAACCTTTCGCCGAAGAAGATCAACTATCTGCTGGACCAGTACTCCGGCGTGGTCGGAGATCTTCTGCTGCCGTGGCTCACACCGTCCGCGACGGCGAGCTCCCCGGCGCTGGCGCCGCTCAAGCAGGCGTTCATGCTCGACAGCACGAGCACCAACAAGACCACGGGCGAGTACTACGATCTTCTGGACGATCTCAAGTACGACGCGAACGACGGCGACATCGGAGCGGGCATCACCCGGAAATACGTTTCTCATGCCGGCGACGAGGTGAATGACTACTACCAGCAGATCCGCGCGATACAGAGCGACGAGAACCTGACCAAGGCCGAAAAGAACCGGCTTGTCCGGGCGCTGAAATCGCAGCTCATCGAGCGGCAGAAGGAGATCATCGCGCAGGCTGAGCCGTACCGCGAGGCGGTGAGCGACTATCTCAAGGCGCACCCGGAGCTCTCGACAGACAACGACGCGGCCATCGCCGAGTACGCCGAGCTGTACGGCATCACCGAGGACCAGGCGGAGAGCCGCATGGACGCCATCGTATACCGCGAAGCAAACCGCGAGGTATTCGGCGCGGAGTATGCGCTGCGCACCTACAACGCGGACGTCTATGACAAGGCCCGCGCCGCGTATGCCAAGGGCGTTTCCTACGACACCTACTATGACTACTACTTTGCCACAAAGGAGATGCACGCCGACAAGGACGAGAACGGCAAGAGCATTTCCGGATCGAAGAAGGCAAAGGTCGTGGAGTTCATCAACAGCCTGGACATTCCGCCGGAGCAGAAGGACGCCCTTTATGTTGCCGCCGGGTACACAGCGAAGAGCGCGAGGAATCAGAAGTGGAACGGAGGTTCGGGCGGCTCTGGAGGCCGGCGCGGGAGAGGAAAGAGGACGGCGCTCAAGGCCCCGACGCCGAAAGCGCCGGAGATCATCATCCCGAGGCCCGGCACGGCATCCTCCGCGAAGGCGGGCGGAACGTCCAAAACGCCGAAGGTGAGCGGGAACGTGATCGCGGACTTCACAAAGACGGCGAGCGGGACGGACATTCAGAAAGCCGTGACGCAGGCAAAGAGGAAGGCGCTCAAGGCAGGAAACCGGACGGTATACGTCGAGGAGGGCAGCCCTATCGACTACTTCCTCAAGTATGGAAAGTTGCCGAGCTTGAAGTAAAAAAAGGCTCCCCGAAAGGGGAGCCGGACAAAGCGCAGAAAACGCGCCTTGTGACGCTTGCAGCGTGTGCCACCACGGGCGCTCCGAAAGAAAGGAGCGGCAATGCAGTTAAGCGATCTTACGCGGCCGGAGGCGGAATACTTCCGGAAGGAATGCAATTTCACGCCGACAGAGCGCAGGGTCTTTGATCTCCGGGTATCGGACAAAAGCATCGTCGAGGTGTGCATGGCGTTGAGCCTGTCCGAATCGGCGGTGAACAGGAAGATCCGGTGCATCAAGGCCAAAATGGCGAGAGTTTAGCGACAGTTTCCCGCAGCGAAAGAGGGAGCTTCCCGACAGGGCGGCTCTCTCTTTTTATGCGATGATTTCTTTAGACACCGGAGCGCTACGGTGAAAATTTTAAGGAGGAATCATCATGGAATACGCATCGAAAGCAACGGGCGGGACCGCCCTCGGTCTCGGCATCGCCGGTACGGCCGGTTGGCTGCTCAACGGCGGTCTCGGCAATCTCTTCGGCGGTCTCGGCGGTAACGGCGTGGTAGCTCCCGCCGTCGCCGGTCTCGCCGCGGGCATGGCGAGCCAGAAGTGCGGCGACGACGCCAACGTCTCCCGCTATGAGCTCAACCAGACCCAGACCATCGCGCAGAAGGACATGGAGATCGCCTACTGGCGAGGACAGGACGAGACGAACCGCAAGATCTCGGACGCCTACACCAAACTTGAGAACCGCATTCTCGGCCTTGCCGGCGAGGTGCGCGCGAACAAGGAAGAGCAGGCCGCTCTGAATCTCCAGCAGGCCGTCTACAACGGCACGAACACCGCCGCTGTCGGCTGCATCCAGGGACAGATCGCGCAGCTCCAGAGCCTCACGAAGCTCATTGTTCCGAACAGCTCCTGCTGCCCGGGCTGGGGCGAAGTGACCGTCAAACCGGCGACCACGACCGCGAGCACCTGATCCATCGCCGGGCGGGGGAGGTGACATTCCCTCCCCTGCCTGATCTATAAGGAGGAATCAACATGATTTCATATACAGAGCTTCAGACACGCCTTGCGCGGTTCGTTGACGCGGAGATGTTGCCGCACATGACCGGCGGGAAGCGGATCCTGCTCGGCGGATACGCGGCGCTCGCCACGAAAAACGCCGCCGGGATGTTACAAGCGGCGAAGGACAAGCCGCTCGTTGCCATGACCGGCGCGGTGAGCGCAGAGGGCGTGGACGTGGACGCGCTCTTTTCCGCCGTCAGTCCGTACATCAACGAGCCGGTGACGCTATCGCTTCCCGTCGTCGGTGACTTCCGGCTGGACCGGAGCGACTTTGAGAAGCTGTACCGCTATCTGAAAGGAGAATTGTGAGATGAAGAAGATCCAGCGCCTTATCAAAGATATGTGCTACGAGCTGGACGCGGCCGAGCACTACGCCAAGCACGCCCTGCGAAACAAAGACGAGGACAAGGAGCTCGGCGACGTTTACGAGCGCGTTGCTCGGCAGGAGCTCGAGCACTGCGAGATGTTCCACGCGCAGGCCGTCCGGCTCATCCGCGACTATGCCAAAGAGCCGCCGGAGAGCATGCGCGCCATATGGGAATATGAGCATGACAGGATCATGGAGCGGGACGCGAAGATCCGCGTGATGCTCAACCTCTATGACGGGAGATAAAAAACAGAGCCGCAGTAGCGGCTCTGTTTTTGTGATTTTACTAACGCTTTTACTGACAAAAACGGAAAACGCTGTAAAATCAAGGGGTTTGTGGTACGCCAGACGGGATTTGAACCCACGACCTTTGGCTCCGGAGGCCAACACTCTATCCAGCTGAGCTACTGGCGCATTTATCAGCTTAATTATTATAGCAAGCCGGAACGGAAAAGTAAAGAGGAATTTTCCCATGGTTTTCGACAATGGCGCGAAACA